CTAATAGCCGTAAATCTTCCACCTCTGCAGGGCCCAGGACAGCAGGGGATTTTTCGCAGCCCAAACCTGATACATCTGATCGACCTGGTTCTGTGTATACCCAAGCGACAAATACCCTGAAAAGTCGCCATATGCCCCAAGAGTCTGGGCCATAGCCTGGGTCTGCGCAAGCTGCTGTGCCGCCTGCTGCTGATAGAGTGAATTCGCCGCCGACCAGTAGTTCAGGTTTACCCCGGCCTGGTTCGCGGACGTACTGACCATGCTGTTGTCCACCCTCACAGCCTCCTGATAGAGCGCCTGAGCCCTTTGCAGATCCCCATTGGTCATGGCCTGGGCCATAGCGTTTTCATAATCCGAGGCAAGCTGTGTGCGCTTTGCGGCCAGATCGTTTTTTGCCTGGGCCTCGCTGTTGTCGATGCTTCCCATGCTGCTTAAAAGCTGGTTGCCCATGGCAAGCCTCGCCTGTCCGCCCGCACCGCTGTTCAGTCCGGACGCGGCGGCATACTCGTTGAAATTAGCCTTGCTGACCTCAGCCGAGGCAGCGGTGCTGTTCCTGGCCTCCTGGAAATATCCGGGCAGCTTTTGTGCCTGGGCGTCCAGCGCCGCGACGTTCTTGTCATAGGCTGATTTCAGCGAAGCCAGAGCCGCCTGCCTCTGTGCGTCATAGAGGGAATTTATATAGTCCGCCTGGGAGGACGCGCCTTTCAGCGTAGGCGTAATTGGAGCCGAGTCGTCCTCCCGGGTAATGGGATTGTAGCCCGTGCCGTCCGAACCGCCGAGGTAGCTGCCGCCCGAGGCGCGTATATGCTCGGCCGCGTTGTGTATACTGTCCAGCTTGGCCTGGACGTCGGCGGTGACGCCGCCGTTTGCCAGGGCGTTGTTCTTAATGTTGTTGTACTGCTGGGTCAGGGCCTTTATATTGGCCTGCTGAGTTGCATCCAGATTTATTTTGTCGTATTGACTGAGTGCCATTTTTCTCCGCCTATCCCCCTTCTTATCCTATTCCCGCCCTTGCCAGCAGGAACAGGGTCACAGCTCCGGCTATGGAGAGTATCACCTTTTCGATGATACCCTCCCAGCGCTTTCCGGGCCTGGCCTCCAGGGCGTCTACCTTCTCCGTCAGCCTGTCCAGCTTCTCAAGGATAATGTCATAGCGCTCTATTATAACGGCGCTCTCCCTCTCAAGCTTGTTCAGGCGGGCAAAAATTTCCCGGTGGCTCTCGGCGTTCTGCTCCTTATATTCGTTCAGGCTCCGCTCCAGGCTCTCCAGCTCGCCCATAGCCTAGTCCTCCAGCTCGGGCAGCCCGCCCAGGCTGGTAAGCAGCGAAAGTATCCCCGCCAGAACAGATGCCGAAACCGCCGCAGCCCAGTTTACATCGCTCAACAAAGCCCCGGTGCTCACCATAGCCGCAGCCGTCTGCGCCACTGTCTTAAGCGCGCGTATGCCCGCCGCCTTCCACCATTTTCTTGTCATTTTACCTCTCTCCTTTCAAAATCAAGCATCTCCCGCTGCCCTGCGTTATATATATAAACGCACTTATTCTTCATGTACAAGCTCGCTTACGAGTTCCTCCGCCAAATCAGCGGTGTAGTCAGACATATACTTAATGAGCCTGTCGCAGAGCACAGCCATCTCCTCCCGCGTGATGGGCTCGCGCCAGCGGAAGCTGCCGTCCCCGTCGCCCTTAAACAGCCCGATAAGCTTCACATCCTCGCAGGCCTCCTTTGCCCAGTCCGAAGGCTCTCCCGTGTCCTCGGCGCTCTGTGCCGGCTCGGGCTGGACCTCCCTCAGCATTTCCTCAAAGGGGAAGTTCCTGCCGGGGCAGGCGGTCTGCTGGTACTGCCTGTGTTTGCCCACGGTTATGGCGGGATAACGGCGGCGGATATCAGCTATGAGCTCCCGGCCCGCCTCGAGCTGGGCCTGGGGCATGTCCTCCGTCTCAAAATTGCCCTCAAAGCACACGCCGATGGAGCAGTAATTCCAGTTGGTGGTGTGTCCCCCGCGCATATTTTCGGGGCGTCCGCGGTCGATACTGCCGTCCTGTCTCACATAGTAGTGGTAGGCAATCCCCGCCCAACCCAGGGACTTGTGGTAGTCGTGTATCCCCTCGGACGTACCGTGTCCCGCCGAGTGGTGGATTATCAGGTGTGTTGTTACGCTCCTGGGTGTGAGCGCATAAGCCCATTTATAATCCGGTTCATTGATATTCATATTTCTCCTCCTCATCGTCACATAAATGCGTTTATATTATTTCTGTGTTTATATGCAGAAACAGCAGATAATGTAAATACGTTTTTCGACTTTAAACACAGCAAATATTGCTTCTCCGCCGAGGCTCCTGTAAGGGAGGCATTTTTTACTGTTATTTTCTCCTCTGCCTGTCCATCCACCACCGCAAAAGCCTGTTATATATAGCCTTCAGGCTCTTGGATGCAAACAGCTTCGAAGCGAACCTGCTCAGCGGGTGCGGCATACCGGGTTTTCCCGGCGCCTTACCGTCCGTGTAATTTAAGGTAAGCTTCACCTCAGGGCGCGGCAGCGGTGTCTTCCTCACAGAACGGCCCTCACATTTCCCCGGTTCCCCTCTCTTTTCCGCCTTCACCGGCTCAGGTTCCTCAAAGATCCCCTCCAGGCTCCGCTCCAGCTGGACTACCATGCCATCGGCGCAGTCCAAAGTGATATCCCAGGCCGACAGCCTCTCAGCCGCCCGGGCAAGCCCCGCCCGTACCAGCCGGTCGATATTTCCGGGATTTGTGTGGAGCAGCATTGCACAGCGTTCCCGGCTCTGCCTCTCACCCAGCCGCAGATAAACCGCCGCCTGCTGGCGCGGTGTCATGGCGTACATCACCGCCCCGAAGTGTTCGGGATTTTCCATGTTCAGCCTAAGCTTCTCTCCCCCTCCTATGACGCCCATCAGCTTTGCCTCCCGTTTCAAAGCCCGGCTGATCGACATGGAAACTGTGGAGTGTTTCACCCCGCAGGCCTCCGCTATCTGCGTCATGTTCATACCTGAGCGGTACATTTTCAGGTATTTCTCCTGTGTCTCCGTATAAATGGGCAGCTTTCCCCTGACTATCTCCCCCGCGTCAATGAGCTCCTTAGCCTCCAAATACCTTGCGGCCAGCTCCCTCTCGTGCGCCTTGGCCCGGTTCAGCGTGCGGGATACCGAGGAAGGCGCGAGCCCCAGCTCCCTTGCTATCTCCACGGCGCTCTTTCCCTCCCTGTGCATAGCCAAAAGCCTGCGCTGGTACTCCGTCCCCGCCGCGGACTGTATCCTCCCGTATGCCAGCCGCAGTTCCTCCAGCTCTTCCCTGTTGTCCTCTGCTCCGCTCTCGATCCAGCGCTGGAAGGCCGCGCGCCCCTCACCCGAACTGGACAGTGAAACGCCGCTCCCGCCCCGCGCCCTGGGCCTGCGCGACGCTCTGGCGCTGATAATATCCTCCAGGCAAATTTCCAGCTCCAGGGCCAGAGCCTTATTCCCGGGCTCGGCCTTAATTTTTTCCTCCAGCTCCCTCTTCCGGGCCAGGAGATTATGAATCCTCCCCCCTTCGGACGAGCATCCCGGACAGGCTGTAGCCGTAGTCCCTTGCGCTCTCGTCATAGTAGTGTTCAAGATACTGGGACACCTCCCTCGTTTCCCTGAGAAGCCCCGCCAGCGACCTCTGCCGCCTCTCCAGCTCCTCCCACCTCTCGCCGAAGGGAATGGCGGATTTCATTCCCTCCAGCTCCTTTATTCTCAGCCGCAGCTGCGCGCACTGAGTGCGGTATTCCCGCGACAGCTCCCCCATACTCATAGTGGCAATCCCGCCTTGCATCGCCGCGCTATCCCAACAGCAGCACGGCCCCGTCATAGGCTCCCTCGGAAGACACCAGCGTTATTTGCTTACTGCCGTCTATCCGGGCAAAAGAGCCCTTTGCGGCCCAGGTGTTTCCGCTCAGAACGGTGGTACCGCTCCAAAACTGGGCCGTAACATGGCCGCTGGTCAGCCCGTGGGTGTATGCGGGGATATTTATGATGTATTCTCCGCCCGATGCGATCCAGTTGGCGGCGGTGAAGGTCATGTAATAAATTTTAGGCGTTCCCGCCGGGGCCTCACCTGTGGGACCCTGGGGGCCGGGGTCGCCCTTGTCACCCTTGTCGCCCTTAACCCCCTTCAAATTCCTGAACTCAAAGTTAAAAACCTTCTCAGTGTTCGGCCCGCTGGCTGTCACCGTGACGCTTGGCGTACCGGTATTATCGTCTATCGTGGCCGTAGGCGTTCCAAACCCGGCCGCTTCCCCCACATCGCCTTGAGGCCCGGCATCGCCCTTATCGCCTTTCGGTCCCTGGGGTCCGACTTCACCCTTGTCTCCCTGTACGCCCTGGGGCCCCTGAGGACCCTGTTCACCCTGTTCGCCCTGAGGCCCAACCTCACCCTGAGGTCCCTGCGGTCCTGCCGGACCTTCGGGACCCACGGGACCGGGTCCGCCTGTCTCGCCTTTGAGGTCAGCATAGCAGTAATCAGTCTCCCCCGCGGCACGCACGCCCAGCTCTGTTCCCTTCCATACGGTTTCCAGCCTGGGGCCGGGGTCGCCCTTGGGCCCAGACGTACCCTGAGGCCCCTGGGGCCCCTGGGGTCCGGTTTCTCCCTGAGGGCCCTGCGGCCCAGTCGGTCCTTCGGGACCTGCGGGACCCTGGGGACCCGTGTCGCCTTGAGGGCCCTGCGGCCCTATTACTAAGCCTAAATCCAATTCCGGCATACTTATACCTCCCATGTATGTCTGTTTATACTCAGTCTGTAAACGCTTTTATATAGTCAGATAGAGATGTCCGTTTTCCCGTATTTCTGCGGAGGGACTTGCGTCCCCCGTGCTGCTCAAAATGAGGTGCCCTTCCTCGTTTACATTAAAGGCGAACAGCCCGTCGGCTGCAACCGCAACTCCGTTTATACCCCTGTCGCCCTTCTCACCCTTGGGTCCTGCCTCACCCTGGGGTCCCTGCGGCCCTGTAGGCCCAGCCGGCCCCATAGGGCCCTGAGCACCCGTCGCGCCCTGAGGACCGGTCTCACCGTCTGCCCCTCTGTCCCCCGCTTCGCCCTTGGGACCCTGTGGACCGGAGTCACCCTTCTCACCCTGAGGGCCCGCTTCGCCCTGGGGCCCCTGCGGACCTGTAGGTCCCGTGGTACCCATGGGTCCCTGTGCACCTGTGTCGCCTTTAGGCCCCTGTATGCCCTGTGGTCCCTGCGGCCCGACAACGCCCTGCTCACCGCGCTCGCCCTGTATACCCTGCTCGCCCTGAATGCCCTCGGGACCCCTGGGTCCGGTGCAGCCCTGAAGGCCCATATCACCTTTTTCTCCCTTGTCCCCGGTGTCACCCTTCTCGCCCTTGAGATCGACATAGCTGTAATCAGTCTCCCCCGCGATCCGGACACCCAGCTCCGTGCCCTTCCATACGGCCTCGAGTCCGGGGCCGGGGTCGCCCTTGTCACCCTTGTCGCCCTTCTCTCCCTGGGGCCCCTGCACCAGCTTGGCCTCTCCTATGTCCAGCGAAATTTTCTGTATTCCCTTGATGCCCACTTACAGATTCACCTCCGAAACAGCGTCCACAACAAATGCGTACTTCAATCTCTCCGCCCCCATGACATTCCCGCCGCGGAACTTCACTCTGACGTCCACTGTGATATTGGCATTTTCCTGCCAGGAAAAGCTTTCCTTCTGGCTCACAGGCACATAGAAGCACCCGTCTCCCTCATCGTAGACCGCCTCCCCCGGCCACAGCTTCCTGTAGCCGCCGATGAAAAATTCCACTGTCTCGGCCTCCGCGACATTCAGCGCCTCCCCGTTGAGACTGACCTCTACGGGCACCAGCACTGCGTCGCCCTGTTTGATTTTCGCCGCCAAAAACATCCCTCCTATCTCACATATCCAGCCTCTCTAACCCTTATATCCGCCGAGACCACCGTCGCCGTAGTGTCCGCGCTCCTGTTGGACAAAATGAGCTTGTAATAGGTAAACTTCTTAGCCTTCAGCTTTATCCTGTTCATCCTGGGCACCGCCTTTGCGCTGTCCGTCCTGAAGCTGTACTCGGCAGCGCCGGACCTGATGTCAGTCTCCGCCGTGACCTTCAGATACCCGCTGTCCTCAGGCTTGATCCCCAGCCAGACCATAGCGGAGTATTTCCGTCTGTAATCCTTGCTGAAGGACATGGACCCGCTCTCCCACTGTGCGTCTATCTCCTCACCCTCGTCGGAGAAGTAGTCGTCCGAGCAGTGCCGCAGCCATCCGTCCCGGGTGCCGTAATATAGCTCATCCTTGTAGCGTATAAGACAGGCGGCGGCGAAATTGGTGTAGATATACCACGCGTCCGCGTCCACATTGTGAACCAGCGCCGTCCCGTCCTCGCCGATAACGTAGTATTCGTGGGACAGCTTGTCATAAAAGGTCTTAGCCGCGGCCAAATCAAAGCTCCGTATGGCAGAGTCCACCCTCTGAGATATCCTGTAGGCGCTGCTCTGGTCCCCGGCAGTCTCGGCAATATAAATTCCGGCTCTCCACTCCATAACGCTCCGTCCGTCCAGAGTCCTGGGCCTGTTCTCCACCAGTCTTGCCTGTCCCGGCGCGCAGTTTCCAACGTCCCTGTTCACCGGCGAGACATAAAATCCCGCCGTCACCGCTCCGTCCGGAAGGGTTATCGCGCCGTAGCTTATGCTCCAGGCCGAATCCAGCTTAAAGCACATGAGCCTGTCGTAATGCCTCAGCATAGCCGTGACCGGTGTGTTGCCGTCGCCCACAGCCACCTCGTTCAGATCGGGGAAATAGTCCGCCCTGGGCCTGCCGTCATAGTCCAGCCCCGAATAGAGCGCCCTGTTAGAGCCGTCCCCATAAAGGAACACCCTGGTATCCTGGACACCGTTGTACAGCTCGGCGCATCGCATAGCCGTGACCTGCCCCCGGAAGTTCTCCGAGACCGTCCAGCCGATCTCAATGGAGTTGACCCCCTTCCCGGGAGCGGTGCTGAACCTGACCTTATTCCCCTCAGAGGTCCAACCGCCGATATCCACCCCGGAGCTCAAATCCTTCACATAGTCAACATTTCCTTCCTCAGGGAGCAGAAATTCCAGTGCCGCCCCGTCCGGCGAGTACCACGCCCTGCGCGCCCCCGTGAGCTTGTTGACCTGCTCCAAAGTTGTTCCGCCCCCCGACGGCGGCGCAGCCACCGTCACCAGCGGCCTGTATCCCGCCACATCACAGAAGCTCGTCCCGTCCCACACCTTATATTGTGAGCCGTTGAGTATATAAAGCTTTTCTTCAAAGCCGAACATGAAAACGTCCCTGGAAGTATCCAAATCACCGCAGGAGGTTTTCCCCCATTTCCCGTCCGCGTCCTGTTCCAGCTCCCAGAGGTATCCGTTGCAGGCGGCGCAAAGCACCTCGCGCCCGCCCACAAAGCCGCTCCAAAGCCCTCGGACCACAGTATCAACCCCGTTGCTTCCAACTCCGACGGGATTAAACTGCCAAATGTATTTGTCTGCCAACTGCACCTGTCCCTCGCAGGCCGACTGGCAGGTCTGGCAGGCCGCGCCCTGGCAGGCCTGACAGGAGAGCTCGCATACACTCTGACAAGTCTGACAGGCCGCCCCCTGGCAGCTCTGACAGGAGCCCTCACAAACACTTTGACAGCTCTGACAAGCCACCCCCTCACAGTTCTGACAGGAGAGCTCACAGACGCCCTGGCAGCTCTGGCAGGCCACCCCCTCACAGTTCTGGCAGGAGAGCTCACAGACACCCTGGCAGGTCTGACAGGCCACTCCCTGGCAGCTCTGACAGGAGAGCTCGCAGACGCCCTGGCAGGTCTGGCAGGCCACTCCCTGGCAGCTCTGACAGGAGCCCTCACAAACACTTTGACAGCTCTGACAAGCCACCCCCTGGCAATTCTGACAAGAGAGCTCACTGACAGCCTGACAGGTCTGGCAGGCCACCCCCTCGCAGTTCAGGCAGCTCGAGTAAACTGCCGCCGCAGCCGCCTCGGGGCCCAAAAACTCCGGTATACGTATTTCGCTCATGCCCTCGCCTCCCAATGGGCCTTAAAGCCCTGATTTCTCTCATTTCCAAGAGTCTGCATAACCCTGACCGCCTGTTCCAGAACAGTCCTCCTCCACCAGCACTGCACCTCCGGCATGGCGTTAACGTCCCCCGTGACAAGGAAGTTGTTAGCTGCGCATCCCCCGTCACAAATTTTGTCATACAGACAGCTCTCACAGCCGTCCCCCCTGAGCTTTTCCCCGCAGTAAAGCCCCATCAAGGCCCTGCGCCTGTCCTCCCTTATCCCGGAAAAGATGTTCCCGATCCAGAAGGGACTGTCCTTCCCGGCATTGGAGCTCATCTCCTGGCAGGCGTAAACGCTCCCGTCCGGGTGAATAGAGGCGAACCGCCCCGCACCCAGCCCGCACTTGCCCTCAGCCCTGCACCTGATAAGCCCCCGGCGCTCTTTCGCCGCGTTTATCCGCCGTATATCCCCCAAAGCCTCTTCAAAGGTGGAAAACTCAATAGGCCGCTTTCCCTCACGGTAACAGCCGATATAGTAATCCGCATATTTGGCCAGCTCCCCGGCCAGCGTCCCCCGCGCCTCACTGTTCCAGCTCCGGAAATTGTCGGGCATCACAAAGAAGCTCCCAAACCCGCTGTCCCGCGCGAACCTGATATTCTCAAACAGATAACCGCAGGTTTCCGGAATAGCGGTCATGCGGAAAGTGACGCCGGGAAAAGCCGCCGCGATCCTCGGAATTTTCTCCGCCAGCGCGTCAAAGGACCCCCTGCCGTCCTTAAAGGGCCGGTTATAGTCCTGTGTAGCCCTGTCCCCGTCCACGGAGAACAGCAGCCCGATCCCCTTCTCCCGCATAAACTCTATCTTCCCATCGTCCAGCAAAATCCCGTTGCTGGTCATAGACAGCTCAAAGGGCCGCCCCTCTGCCCTTATCCTCTCTGTCAGCGGCACTATTAGCCTGTCCCACATAAGTGTCGGCTCCCCTCCAAAGAAGTTGATCCCCGGCACAGTCCCCTCGTCCCGTGCGTTCTCCGCCAACATCTCCGCCGCTCTCCAGGCCGTATCCAACTCCATAAACTGCGGCTTCTTATTCACAAAGCAGTACCGGCAGGCCAGGTTGCAGGCATGGGTGACAATGAGCATGGCCGAGCTTATCCCAGGCAGATTCACCCTCATGACCTCCCCACGCCCCTGAATTTATGCACAAGTCCCCCGCCGTCCCGGTAATACCAGCCAACATGCCCATCGGCGTTGGCGTTAGTAACAGTTTCCGGCGCACCTGACAGCACGATTTCCCCCGTCCCGCTGACAGACGCAGTTGGGTACATGGTAAACCTGGCCTCTGACGTCCCTCTCTCCTCCATAAGCACCTCGTTGACCGAGCTGTTCACCACCAGGTTAAAGGCATTGAGCAGTCCCGCCACATTCCTGCTCCCCGGCCGTTTCCTCAAAGCTCCCCCGGAGGTAATGCGGAAGTTCCTCATATCCGCCGCTTCTCCCAAGGAAAGCCTGCTCTCCCCCTCCTGCGCCTGGTTGACCCCCAGCCATTTGGTTATGCGGTAAACTCTCTCTTTCCCCGCCGCTAAAATCTCTGCCACGTCGTCGCAACCTCCATATCCCTCGCTTTCGTCGCCGCAAAGTCCGCTAAGCTCCATTTCCCGCTAAAGCGGAAAATTACGCCCGCTCCCTTGCTCCTCCACTCCCCACAGCGCCTGCGCGGTGGGGGCCCCATATAGCCGAAAGCTCAATTATTCACCACCGGGAAAATCCCCCGTGTTCGTTTCTTATTCCATAAGCATCTATAACAGATCCAAACTCCGCCGGCACGCGCCTGACTAAGCTGTCCCGCAGCTCTTCATACCTCTGCTGGAAGAAAACCGCCGCCGAGGGATTTTCATCCACCAGCAAATTAGCCGCCAGCCCATAACACATGGCGGACCGTGCATACCCCTCCGGCACCCCCGCCAGATAGTCCTCAAACTCCTCCACCGCGGAAAATCTCTCTCCGGTAAGCCCGCAGTATTCCGCCGTCAGCAGATTCAAAATATCCGGCGTCCTGTGCTTATACTCCTCCGTATCCGCCGTCCGCGCCTC